CGCCTCTTAAGAAACTAGTGACCGCCAGAAGGCGCTCACCAGCTCCCACCCTCTACTTGGAGGGATAGCATCCAACTTTAAATTGGAATGCTACGCACAATGGTCCTGTGATCAATTCAGGTCATTGGGATTGAAAGCCAAGAAGGGCTTCCAATGCGTACGAACTATCCAACTAGGTTGGTTGGCTACAAAGTAGCTACCTGATCTAGCTGGGACTACCTCTACAGGATCCTCCGAAGAGAGTTCCTTAAGAGTGTACCATCGAAGAAGTCGATAGTACTCGTAGTCGGCACCAAGCACTCGTAGACCTTCAGAGTGAAGGTCTCGAGTCTTCCGAACCAATCTCTTCCGCGGGGGATGACCAGTAACCAACGACGATATATCGTTGACGTCCTGGCCACCCCACAAGTGTTGCGGAATGTGGTTCGACCACCAAGCAAGGAAGTTTGCGACCCTAGGGTCACAGACGAATCCCCACTCGCGGCCGTCCCATTCAATAAGACGGTTCAGCAGACGGATCATGTCTGTCTTGGTGCTCACCTTACCCCTTATATAGAAAGGAGTAACATCCCGACCCTTGTGGTAATGTTTTCCACAAGACTCACGAAAATCCCCCGTCCAGAAGCTCTTTGCCAGGTTGACTGTAAAGCCATACCAGGCAAAAATCGTTCTTAGACGCGGAACAATCGAAGAAGGAGCTACTATGTCATCCCCATAGACTGAGATCACGCCCTTCGTTCCAGATTGCCAGCATACTGCGCGCGTAAGCGCGTAGAAAATGAGGCTTTCCAGTTCAAAGGTGAAACCATTACCCATGGAAGAAAACATCTCTAGACTCCGGATTTGGCCATCAATCAAGATTGACCGGGACCGGATATCATCGAGATAACTCCACCACTCAAAAGGCAAGAGGTCGAAGACCACTGCTTGAGAGATAGAGTCAGAGGCACTGGAGAGGTCGATGGTCGCGAGACCACGTTCCACTCCTAAACGTGCAAGCTCCTGGTTGCGTGATTGATCGTTGAGATCAATACCTATACGGCGAAGCCGTTTACGTATATAATCACCAACACCACGCTGAAGAAACAGATTGATTTCGGGCTCTTTACAAGCCACTCGATCAATATCTGTCGCTTTGGGAACGGTGAATAGCTCGCTGTAGTCACAGAGCTCCACCTCCTGGTCTCTTAAAAGGGTGTCTTTAACACCCTCGGACCAGTGAGGCATCGCCCTGCTACTACAATGTGCTTTACCAGAGTGCTTCAGAATAGCACCAAGTTCGGTGCGCCTGATCCTCGTACTGGCTCCATTCGTATGAGCCGACACACACAAATTGTCGGCATCAGAGAAGGAACCGAGGATATCACCTATGATGAGCCGAGCTTTCGCTCGAATATCATCTGAGTGACACCAACTGAACGATTGCCCGAAAGGGATACGTTCATTTGATTTCAGGTTCGTGTATTCTGCATGCAGCCACTTCTGTATAGCTGCATGGCGACGCTCGTCTGCCGAACACAACTGCTCATCAATGTACTTAGAACGGTACACTGATAGCTGGTAATGTTCTTTAAAAGTTCCGTCCTCGGCCAAGGCACACATAAGTGCATCAAGGTCAAGTTCGAAACTTGAGCAGACAGACTCTGGGAGATAGTTCGGATCACGACCCATAGCGTTCACCCAAAAGTTCGGAGTGATAAAGAGCTCCCTGAAGGAACTCCCTATACTCTTCCCAATTTAGGATGAACGTACGTGTCGTTATCCCCGTTGACCTCATATTCCCAAAAGTGAGAGAATATGGGAGGTAGCATATGACGATCTCAATGAGATTATCATCACGAATTTTCCGAGTACCAACGGTTGCCTCGTGCCCCAAGGGGCCAGAGCCAACCAACTCTCGAAAGAGTGGCATCGGACCATTCGCGGAAGCTGAGATAAGCATCTCAGCATCCTGTGCAAACCAACGGTAGAACATATCTTGCCCGGTGGGAACCAAATCGTTGAGAAGTTGGTCCAGATCGTGCTTTCGCATATCATTTCCTATCTTTTGATTAGGGAGATCATCAAACTACAAACCCCTAAAGGGCCAGTAGTAGACCGGTAATAAAGTAAATTACCGATCTCCATGTTTCGTCTGGAATGACGAAAAGAGCACCTATCTTGATCACAGCGACCAAGATTACAAGGGCTCTCCTACGATTACCTCTATCAATAGAGATTCTCGAGGCCGGTGATGATGGCATCCAGCTCAGTCTGAGTGGTCTGAAGGAGGTCGGCCATGAGGCCGGCGACCAGATTCCGTTCAGCTGTACTGGAAGTCTTCGCGAATGTTAGAACCAAATCCGCGGTTCCAACACGCACGATCTTGGGATTGTCAATCCCTTCCACGGTCTCGGTCTGGACGACCGGGACCTCCAACCGCAGGCGAACCTTGTGGTTGGACGGAGTCTCGCGAAGCGATACACGGAGCCGTTTCTCGCCGATAGGAACCCCAGAAGGGTCCTTCTCGACAAATCGGAAAACTCCGTTATCCTCTTCCATGACTGGCACGAAAGAGTGATCAGTACTATTACGGTCAGAGACCGTAAGAGTGGTAAATGCAGGCATTAGGAGATCCTTTGCCCTGTAAGAGATAACAGTGTTGCTATCTTGTTGCGGTCTAATCCAAGGTTCATCCTTGGACTAGCGTTCGGATACGAAGAGAGAATCACTCTCTTCCATCCGAAGCTTTCTATGTCACACGAGGCGTCATAGCTATCATGATGAAAGCTAAGGTTACTTCGCGCAATACGGTTCTGATAGCCGTAAGCAAACTCTGTCCCTAACGGAGCAGAGAGAGCCCATAGAAAGTTGCCCATTCCTGTGAACCAATCCATAACAAAACTGTATGGAATCAGTTCCCAAGATGTGGCGAGAGGATTTGAGAGACCGAATTGGTTCAATCGTTGAACCTCTTCATCCTTAACCATAAAGGCAAGGTTAGTCTCACAGATGTACTCTGTTGTTCCGGAAGAATTAAATGCGGTAGACGTTAAGGCATCGTAAGATGCCG